CCGCGGCTTCCGGCCAGTGGGCGCACGAGATGTGCTTCGTGGCCGTCCGCTACCAGCGGAACGGCTCGCCGTCCGACGCTCTCCTCTGCCTGAATTCCTGGGGGCCGAATTGGATCACCGGCCCGACGTGGCCCGCCGACATGCCCGACGGCTCGTTCTGGGTCGAGCGGCGAGTCGTGGAGCGGATGCTCGCCCAGGAGGACTCGTTCGCGGTCGGGTCGATCGCCGGCTTCGGCTGGCGCGACCTGCACCACGGGAACTGGATGACCCCCGCGCCGGAGGCTGGCCGATGACCGTCACGTTCACCAAGCGGCATGCGATCTACGCGGCGGCCGCGGTTCTGTTTCTGTTCTGGTTCTCGGCCCCTGCCCGTGGGCCGTTCTCGCCGGCACCGTTCATCCCGAGCCCGTTCTCGCCCCAGCCCGACCGGCCCGTCCTGCGGGTGATCGCGCGGCTCGCGAAGACGTTCCTCTGGGTGGCGCTCGTGGCCGACGGACCGCCGGCCGACGCGGCCGAGTACCAGACCGTCCGGGCCCGCGTCGGGGACGACGGGCACCAGGTCCTCGAGCATGGCAGGGGGTGGTAGATGCTTTCTGGAATCTGGAACGCGTTCCTCGCGTGGCTCGTCTGGCTCTCGGCCGACTCGGCCGCGATCGACGCGGAGGCCCCGAAGGCCGCCGCCGCGGTGGCCGCCGCCCGGGCGAGCCTCGCGGTGGACGCCGCGCCGCCGGCGCCCCCGGCTCCGCCGCCGGCCCCCGGCCCGAAGCCGAAGCCGACCGGATGCCGGTGCGGCTGCACGAACGGCAAGATCAAGCCCGACGGCCGGATCGAGATCCCCTGCGAATGCTCGACCGGCTGCACCTGCAAGGCGGCGCGGTGCACGAGCGGCAACTGCCCCCGCTGAAATCGTCCTACCGTAGGACAGCCGAAACTTTTCCGGGGGTGGTGCCGGCTGGCATTCTCGCGAGCGTCGGCCCGAACACCCCGCACGCAAGGACGCGAACCATGCCCAGCCCCAAGCTCGCTCGACTCCAGGACGAAACCGTCGCCATCGAGAACGAGATCAACGATCTCCGTTCCGTGACCCCGGCCGACGACGCCGACAAGAAGCGGATCGAGGAGCGGCTCGCCGCCCTGTCGAACCGGGCCGGCGAGATCGCAGCCGAGGCGAAGGGCGAGCGGGCCCTCGACGACAGGCTCGCCTCGCTGCGGGCCGTCCGGACCAGCGACTCCGAGCCCCGCGGCGATGAGCCGAAGGCCGACGAGCCGGCGCCCCGGTCGGACATCCGCTCCGGCGTCCGGGCGTTCTCCTCGGTCAAGGCCGCGGCTCTGGTCGGCGGCTACCTCCGCCAGCTCTTCACCGGCGAGGTCCGGGCGATGGGCGAGACGAGCAGCACCTACGACGCGAAGGGGGCCGAGTACGTCATCGGCGAGCTGTTCGCGGCGATCGTGAACCGGCTCCAGTACAGCTCGGTCGCCCTCCAGCTCGCGACCGTCGTCACCCCGCGTGGGGCGAAGATCTCGTTCCCGAAGGTCGGCGACGCGACCGCGTCGTTCGTGGCCGAAGGGACGGCGACCACGGATCAGGATCTGGCGACGAGCATCGCGGACCTGACGCTCTACGAGATGCGGGCCTCGTGCGCCGTCTCGCGGGCCCTCCTCGAGGACAGCCCGATCGACGTCGCCGGCCTCGTGGCCGATCGGTTCGCCCTGGCCTACGCCCAGAAGTTCGACGCGGTCTGGCTGGGCGGCAACGCTTCCAGCCCGTCGATCACCGGCCTCGCGGCCGCCGTGGCCGGCGGGAACACCATCACCGTGGCGGCCAACGCCGCGACCTCGCTCGCGAACCTCGCCGACGTCGTCGGCAAGGTGGACGAGACCGTGATGGGCACCGCCTCGTGGGTGGTGTCGAAGGCCGGCTGGGTGGACCTGATGAAGCTTTGGTCGGCCCAGCAGACGACCACGACCGTGGGCGGCGGGCGGATCGTCCCGACCGTGTTCGGTGCCCCGGTGTACCTCGTCAAGGGCCTGCCCTCGACGACGCTCGCCCTGTACGGCGATTTCATGATGGCTTCGGCTGTCGGCGTGAAGGACGGCGGCCTGGAGATCGAGGCCGGCCGCGAGATCCTGATGCGGAACCGCCAGGTCCTCTACGTCGCGAACACCCGGTTCGGCGTGGCGAACCACGCCCCCGAGTTCGTCGGCCGGCTGGCGAAGGCTGCGTCCTGAACCTGACCGCGTGAGTGCAAACCAGGCCCGGGGGCCGGCACGGATGCCAGCCCCCGGGCCGCCCCGTATCCGGAGGCCCCATGCAGACCGAGCCCCTCCGCCTGACCAGGAACTACCGCGGCTACCGCCGCGGCGAGGTGATCCAGGCGACGGCCGGGCTGGCGAAGACGCTCGTCGAGGCCGGCGTCGCGGAGCCGGTGAAGGCCGCCCCGCGGATCCCGGGCCTCGAGGTCGAGCGGGCGGTCGAGTCGGTCGTGATCGAAACGAGGTGATCCCGTGCCGATCCCGGCCCAGCCGAACACCGCCGCGAAGAACCTGATCGTCACGCCGCTCCGCGGCATGGGGTCGGCGAAGGTGGACCTCGTCCGCAGCGGCGCGAGCGTCGTCGTGACCGTGACGTTCGTCGCAAGTCTGAACTATTCCGGCTGGACGTGTTACGCGGAGGCGACGGCGGCCGACGCCGGGAAGACGATCGTCGTCCCGAAGACGATCACGACCGACGGCTCCGGCCGGCGGGTGGTGACGCTGACGTTCGTCCCGGCGACGTTCTACGGGATCTCCGGCCTCGACTTCGACGGCCGCTACGTCGCCTACCCGAGATCGTTCCGGCTGGAGTGCTGGCACGAGAACGTGATCGGCGGCAAGGTCTACGCCGACATCTTCCTCGGGGGCACCGTGTCGCTCACGACGGCCCAGCCGAACTACCTCCACTCGGTGACCCAGGCATGAAACCAGACACCCTCCGCGTGATCCAGTGGCCGGTGATCGAGCCCGTGAGCCTCGTCGAGGCGAAGGCCCAAGTCGGCCTGATGCCAGACCAGGCCGACCACGACACGCTCCTCCTGGGGAAGATCGCCGCCGGTCGCCGGCTGATCGAGCGGCGGCTCGGCCAGACGCTCGTGGCGACCCAGTACCGGGCGACCTGGGCGACGGCCCCGGCCGTCCTGACGCTCCCCGCCCCGCCGCTGCTGGTGGACGCGACCTACCCGCTCGCGGTCACGGTGGACGGCGTGGCCGTGGCGGCCGGCGACCTCGAGGTCGACGCCGACGCGATGCCGGCGACCGTGACGCTCCCGACCGGCACGGTGGGGAAGGTGGTCGCGACCTACTGGGGGGGCGTGGCCCCGGGGACGCCCGTCGCCCCGCAGATCCGCGCGGCCCTGCTGATGTACGTCGAACACCTGTTCAAGAACCGCGGCGTCCTCGCGGAGGACACGGCGGTCGAGCTGCCGCAGGCCTTCGAGGCCCTGCTCGCCAGCGAATCCCACGACGGGGGCTGGTGAAATGGGGCTCCCGTCCGGACTGCTCCGCGAGGTGTTCGCGATCGAATCGCCGACCGAGACCCGGAACGCCCTCGGGGAGAGCGTCCAGGCGTGGACCGAGGTCAGCCGCGTCTACGGCTCCTATGAGGCGGTGAGCTACTCGGAGCAGCAGCGGCGCGGCCAGATCGGCGGCTCGACCCAGGCGACCGTCCGGATCCGCTACGTCGAGGGCCTTCGCGGGAACTGGCGGCTTCGGTGGGTGAGCCGTGGCGACCGGCTCCTCTACATCTCCGCGGTCGTCGAGAAGGGCGCCCGCGAGGAACACGAGCTCACGGTCGAGGAGCAGGCGACATGATCGCGCTCAACTGGCGGGGCATGTCGGGCCAGGTGGGGGCGCTCATGGCCCGCTATGACGAGCTGCCGCGGCACATCGCGAAAAAGCATCTCGGGGCCGCGATGAAACGGGCCTTGAAGACCGGCGTCCCGGTCCTGCGGAAAAACACCCCGAAGAGAAAGAAGACGCTCCGGGCGTCGGCGGTGACCCGCGACACGCGAGGCCGGTTCACGAAGGGCTCCGGCAAGATCAAGAACATAGCCGGAGCCCTGCGGCGGGCGGCGACCGTTAACTCGAAGTACGTCGGCCGCAACGCGGACGGATTCGTGATCGGCAGGTTGGGCTACAAGTACGGCACCGAAAGCCGGAAGGCGATCTGGCTGGAGTTCGGGACGACCCAGATCGAGCCCCGAAAGATCATGGATCGGACCTACGCCCAGGTGAAACAGCCGGCGTCGAAGATGCTCGTCGGCGAGATGCGAAAGGCCCTCAACAAGGCCTGCGCAGAACTGGCCGCCGGGAAGAACCCGGGAGGCAACCCCGGCTTCCGCCGCAAGAGGTGACCCCATGCCGATCCCCACGAACTACACCGAGGGCTGGCTCCGCGACACGATCGAGGCCGCGGCCGGGTGCCCGGCCTACCCGCTGGCCGTGCCGGAGGGCG